TCTGGTATCCTAGGGGGGCTTTCTACTGAAGGGGAATTCGATGACAACAATCATTGGGGTACAGTACGAAGATCATTGTGTATTACTTGCAGATAACCAAGTAACAGATGATAACGGACGTGTATATCGTCATGAGCAAATGAAGAAGATTGCAGAACGTGGCGATTTCTTAATTGCGGGTGCTGGTGAAGTCTCACCATGCGATATTGCTCAACACATTTGGAATCCGCCAAAATTAACTGCTAAAGATGCAAAAGATGTTTATCACTTTATGATTTCAAAGGCTATGCCTTCTTTGCGTAAATGTTTAACTGATAATGGATATGACTTTAATGAGGATCATGACAAATCTAAAGATGGTTTGAGATTTCAATTCATCATGGCTGTTGGGGGCGAATTGTTTGATATTGACCAAGACCTATCTGTAATTAGAACCCAAGAAGGTTTTTATACAGTTGGTTCTGGTGGTCCTTATGCTTTAGGTGCCTTGTGGGTTGGTGCAACTCCACAAGAGGCAATGGAAGCAGCATCTAAGATCACAGCCTTTACCTCTGGGCCATACCAAGAGATTGAGCAATACAAGTAACCTTTGTGGTGTAATTCACACCGTTTTGTAGTTAGATACTCTAACAACTTAATATGTGCCTCCTGGGTATGAGGACGCAAAAACTGCCTACATTATTCTGATAGGGTGGCCTTATGTCTAAAACACAAGATAAGAAAAAACAACGTAAAGAAGAACATGCTGAGTTTCTTTGGCAACAAGCACAATTAAAAGCAGCATTGGCTAAAACTGACTTAGATTTAGCCATACTTACATTTAAGGATTTACAGGGCGAAATGACACCAGAACAAATTAAAGCAACAGAAGAACAGGCTGAAATTCAGCACAAACGCATTGAGACTTACTTGATGTCAGAAAAAGAGAAGTATTTAGAACGTATGGGAATCCAACAAGACTGATACTTAACTCATGAGTAAAAACCATGCCTTTGAAACAGGGCGTAATAAACGAAGCAAGAAGGCTGTGGTTTTTGATTTAGATGGAACATTGGCGGATACAAATGACCCAAATGCGAATCACAAAAAAGATCATCAAGGCTTCCGTAGTCATGCTGCTGGCGCTGACGCTATCCCAGAGATGGTGGAAAAAGTTCGTAGAGAAAAAGATAAAGGGCGGGATGTAGTAATCCTAACTGCCCGTTCTGCTCATTATCGTAAAGACACTAAAACTTGGTTAAATGAGCATGGAATTCCTTACGATGCTTTGTATATGCGAGAAGTTGGGGATGACCGTAAAGACAAGAAGGTAAAAAAGTCCCTTCTTAAAGAAGAAGTACTTCCAAACTTTAAAGTTAAGAAAGCCTACGATGATAAGAAGAAGAATGTTAAAATGTTCCGTAATGAGGGAATCGACGCTAAACAGGCTTAATTAAATCGCACTAACACCGAAAAGGATAAGAAACGGATGAATAGTTTAATGGCAAGTTTTAAAAATGTAATGATGCGTATTGTTGCGGTTTTTGCAGCAAGTGGTCTCGGTGTTATTGGTGCTGGTGCGATTGCTGGTATTTCTACCATTAAGGCTGTAACAGTTGCTGGTCTAACTGCAGTAGCAGCAGTTGTTGAAAAATTGGCTCGTGCATTTATGGATGACGGTAAGTTAACCCTAGATGAAATTAACGCAGCATTTTCTACAGTAGACAAAGGCGCTAAGACGGTTGCTGATGTAGAAGTAGAACAACGTCAAGCAGCAGATAAAGCAGCAAAAACTGCACCTGCAGTTATTGATCCAAACTACAACTAACGATTATCTGTCTTGTAAAATCCGCCGCCTCTAAAAACGGCGGTAACAGGAGAGTAAACTCGAACTAGAGCGTAGCCGCAACTTTCGCAGTAATAAACAGGTTCTGCGTCAGAAATGCTACGCTCTTTTTCATATTCTAAATCGCAAGATATACACGCATACACATAAATTGGCATTATGGATGTGTTCTCATTACTGAAACAGTTGCACCACAATCCACACATACCTCATATGTTTTTTCAGTAAATGGACAGGATGAATTTACAACTTCTTTGTGTTTACACCAAAATGCTTTTAAAACTTCCCATAATTTCATAGGTCTAGCCTCCTTTTGTATAAGCATACAGTACTGGATAATAGAGGCAAAATTAACCCATGAATGCAAACCTATCTTCTTCGCAGTTTGATCAATCAAGCATGACTAAGATGGGTGCTATGCCTATTAAAGAAGAGTTTAATGGAAAAGCCCCTCTTCCTATGTCAAATGTTGAAAATAAAATGGTTCCAAATGCAAGCATACCTTTACCTAAACCAGGATTTTTTTAATGTCTGTTGCGGTTAATAAAAAACGTCCTTTAACTATTGAGGACCGATGTGACAGGTGCCAAGCCCAAGCAAAAGTTCGTGCCACACTTATAAGTGGTGAGTTGTATTTTTGTGGACATCATGCAAGAGATACTGGTAACAAATTATTTTTAAAAGCAATTGAAGTTTTTGATCCAGAAGGCGTGTTTAATTATGGCAGGTAGTGATTTTTACAGAACAGGTAAAGGTATCTTTGGTGGACGTTACGGTTCTTATGGAAGATATGGTGTAGGACAAAACTCAGCAAACTTATCTGCTCAATTTGATAATGCTGAAAATGTTGAAGAAACACAGCGTCGTCGTTTTAAAAGAAAACGTGAATCTGGTTATGTTGGAAATGGTTATTGGTTTGGTAATTATCCATACATGATTGGTGCAATGGGTTCCGCTAACCCAGATCAAATGGATAAAGATCACGATCAACCAATGAGCAGTGCAGCAGATACAGCATCAACATCAGATGGTATGGGAACTGGTGGAACTGGTGCAGGTTACGTTGGAGGGTTAGGAAGTTAATGGATTCTGTATTTGGATCACAAAAATTAAACCGTAAACCATTAATGGTTAATCAACGTCGTGGGATTAAACAACATTTTGGTTATGATTCAAATCTGGGTTACAAATCTGTTGCAAATCAAAGTATTGTTTCTTGGTCATCTCGTGGTAAAGGTGTACAAGGAGAATCGGTTAACTCACAAAACAATGCAAGTAAGTTAATCGTGAATAAAAATTGGAAACCGTTATAATTTAAGAACCACGAAGAGGGTACTAAGAATTCCGAGGGGAATACTTGAGAAAACTGCGTATATTCGCAGCACTATCTGTAGCATCATCTTTTGCTTTACTACCATTACTAATTCCAACACCAGCCTATGCAACTTGTGTAAACACCGCTCAAGCAGCGGCAGTTGCTGCTGCCGCTACACCTACTGCACCTGGAGATACTCCAACTGTTACAGTACTTGAAACTTGTGGTGGAGATGACGTTTCCTATTCAGTGCCAATTACTGCAACGGTAACATTTGATGGCCGTCAATTTGATTCAGTGTATGCAACTACTAACTCTGTAATTACATTTGGTGCTCCAGATGGAACTTATTGGCAATATCCACAAACACCATCTATATCTTTATACAGTATGGACTGGGTTGCTTATCCAAGAACTTGTGCTGCTCCATGTGTCAGACCATGGGAACATGATGATGAGCACTTTGTTATTAGTTCTAGTGATGGTGGTTTTCAAGTAGATTTAGCAGCACGACCATATTGGATGCAAAATGCTGCCGAAGCAACTAACATCATTATTACTGCTGCTATAAATGCAAATGGAACTGTTGCAATTTCTTATGCTATAACTGGACCTACATATACAGGTCAAACAAGAACTGGTGTTACATTAAATAATGGAAATGTAGTTACTCTTGAACAATACGGTGTTGTACGTGTAGAAACACCTGTTGTTCTTACACCAACAGTCGTTGAAACACCTACAGTAGTTGTTGAAACACCAACTGTTACTGTTGATACTTCAACATCGACTGTTGATAGTGGTTCCGCAATTGTGGATACTCAAACATCCCAGACTGATACATCGACGGCTCCAGCACCTCTACCTGTTCCTCCAACTCCACCAGCGCCAGTCGAACCCGCTCCTGCAATTGAACCGCTTCCTCCTGTGGTAGAGCCTGATCCAGCGCCTGAAGTTGTGCAGCCAGAAGACCCAGAACCTGCGCCTGCTCCTGCGCCAGAAGAAGCACCCGCTCCTGCGCCTGCTCCAGAGCCTGAACCAATTCCTGAAGTTGCACCTGAACCTCCTTCTGTTGAAAGCGTAGTAAGTGATGCTATGGCAGATGGTAAGTTAACGGATGCTGAAAAAGAAGTAATTGCTGAGGCACTTATTGCTGATGCACTTGCTAATGGTATTGCAGTTACTGCAGAAGACATAAAAGATGCAGGTCTTACTTATGCTGATTTGCCACCAGAAACTCCAGTTCAAGTTAGAACCGATGCTCATGGAAATGAAGTTATCATTACCGCAGAAGTTGCTGATGCTCTTACATTGGTTAATAATCCCGCTGATTTAGTAGGCGCAATATTTACAGATCCTGCAAAGGCTTTACTTGCATTAGGAAGTCTTGGTGCAGATATGAGTACTGAAGAACGTGAACAATCAACAAAGGCTGTAGTTGCAACGGTAATTGCTGGAGGTGCAGCAATAAACGCAGCATCAGTTGCTGCTGCAACAACTACAGGTAGTTCAACTACTGGAGGAAGTAGTGGCGGAAACAACAATGCAGCAAGACGAAGGGAAGATGTATGAAGTTACTAAAGGACATGGTTGATCAACTGTGGACTCTACTTGGCATGTTTATTGCATGGGTAGTGTTAGACGGAAGTGCAAAAACTGTGGTTGGATACGCAATTATTGGCACTATCGTTGCATGGGTTGTCACGTATCCACTGCGTAATAGAGAATAGTAAGAGATTATTTACTCTGAGGTCGGCACTCTGTTAGGAGAAGTATGAATCAAGAACAACTAAAAGCAGCAGCAGCAACTTATCTACGTGCATCTGCAGCAGCAGTTGCCGCTCTATACATGAGCGGAGTAACTGATCCAAAGACTCTAGTCAATGCCTTCATTGCAGGTCTTCTCGGTCCATTAGCAAAAGCATTAAATCCAAAAGATGCGTCTTACGGTTTAGGCGCTAAGAAGTAATCTCTAGAAAGGGACACAAGTCGGATGACTAACAACATGATCATTACTATCTTTGCAACGATTGGAGTGGTGACAGCAGCCTTGTTAGGTTTACGTCAATTACTCGAACCTTACAAAAATAAGTTTGATTCAATGATTGATTGGTTTGAAGACTTTAAGCGTGATTGGTCTGGGGAAGAGGAGGCCCCAGGCCGTGACCGCACTCCAGGTGTTATGGAGAGGTTAAATCGCCTAGACGGAGAACTTTCTAGTAATGGCGGTAAGTCAACAAAAGACGTAGTAAATAAACTTTACGATAATCAAGGTATTCTTATGGAAGCCTTTGTAGAGATGGGCGAAAGACTTATTGCTATTGAAGAATCCCTTTCAGTTACCAAGTCTGATGCACAAAACTAAGGGATGATAGATCTATGAGTATGCAACAGTATTCGGGTGGTCCAAACCCTTTTTCCGCTGTAAGTCGTTTTATTGAAAACAAATACAGAGAAGGTGCTCGGGCTACACGAGACGACCAACAAACACAGTTACACCACCAAACTGTTCAAATGATTTCAGCCAATTTTGAGGCAACCAAACGACATACTGCTCAACAAGCACGTCTTTCTGAAAAAGCACAACAAAGTGCACATTCAAGAGCAAAAGAATTTGCAACATTTGTACACAGCAATGCACAACCAGGTACTCAAGTTTCCTATGCTCACGGTAATATTCGAGCAAATTACACCGCTAAAATGCCAACTGCACCTGCGGCTCAAAAAGCAGGAAGAGTTCCTGTTAAGAAGGTTAGAGGCGGAAAGAAGCCTAACTAATGGCTGGATCAATTGATAAAGGGCACCAGTCATATAACGATTTTAATGACGGTTATAACTCTCGTGTTAACCCATTAACTGCAATAGATAAAAAGATTTTAAACTTTGCTTTATTAACTACACGAAATCCAAATGCAAAAACTCATGGACAAATCTTAAGAAACTTTGGAATGTATCCACCAGAGTTTTGGATGAGGGCTCAACGGCTATCTCAACATCCTGAGTTAAAGCCTGAAATGCAAGAAAAACTCTCTAGAGTATTCCCTGACCCATCACGCCCAGGTCCGATGGGTGGCGGTGCACCCGTGAAAACTGACGGTAAAAATTTCTCTCATGGACTGGAGTGGTAATGAAGTGTGCTAATTGTGATAAAACTGCAATGTATGAGTATCAAATTGCAAAAAATAACTCAATATTTTATTGCGGTAAAGATTTACCTAAGTTTTTAGAAGGAAGAAAACGTGCTGGATTACTAAAGATAACTACAGAATTTGAAGAGGAAAAAGCAAAAGCACTAGAAACTTTAAGTACTCCTGTATCTGAAATTGTAGAAGAGCCACAACCAGTTAAAAAGTCTGCAAAAAAATCTACAAAATAAATGAAGGTAATTAGAAAGTTTGCAGTACAGGGGCATGATGTTCCATCATCGTCACATGCACCAAGAGGCCCATTCCCACCAGAGGTCTTAGCACAGCCAAAAATGCAAGTAACTGAGGAACATGCTGATTCGTTGCATGTTGGATTAGATGACACCAGGTTTTTTAAATGCCGTGATTGTGACGAGATCCTGTTAGGATCTGAACTTGACGATCATGAGTGTGACGAATAAACCCTGACATTTTATCCATCTTCTTGGATACTTCTTTCAAGGTTCCCCTAAGCGCATGGGGAAATTTAAACCCTCTCTAGAGAAAGAAGAAAAATGGCAACAAATCAAAATGGTCGTCTTGTTGACGACGCAGGAAACGTAGTTGTTGATTTTGTATGGGGTAACTTCCCTATTCAACCAAACGATGTACGTGCAGAAAATGGTGGAACACTTCTTGATTACACCTTAGATTCACATAACATTGTACAAGATGGCTGGAATGGCTACCCTCTTTACACACCAAATGACCCAGGTTCACAAACTGGTGGCGTTGATTACATCACAGTTCCAAACTTGCTTGGTGTTGCAAAAGCAGATGCATTAGCACTTGCAGGAGACCTTGAGTTAAACACAACTGCTCAATCAGACCGCACAAACGCTACTCAAAGCATTACAGACATTGATCGTACTGCTGGAACATACCCAGCAAAGATTACTGGAACAGGCATTGTTGCTCGTTACCCAATTGGTTCAAAGATTACAATTACAGGAACTAACAAGGTTGACGGCACATTCACTGTAACTGATACAGCAAGCACAGACCAGATTTACTTCTTGTCTGCAGCAAATACAGAGATCACATCAGGAACTGGTTCAGTTTCAGGTGCTGCAGGAACTGTAGTTGCTCAAAGCATTGCAGCAGGACAAAAGCGTGCAGCAGGTACAGCATTCAACGTTACTGCTTGGGCAACAGCATCCTAATAGGATCTAAATAACCTAATGGCACGTTTGACTGGTGGAGGAGCATCTCGTGGTAAACGAGTCGCTCTTCCATCGTCACAAGAATTAATGCAAGCAATATCTGGTCAATTTAGTAAACCAGAACTTTCTGGCATGTTTAAGATAACAGGTCCAGGATATGCAGGATTACCTGCCGCCTCTTCTTATGGCGAATTTGATGAAATCATTTCTGTTATTAATGCAAAAGATACAATGGAGTATTACGACCGTTCAGGTGCTGATTATGAAAATTTAGCAATTGAAGAAGGTCCGCAAGGGGATGAAGATGACTCCCCAGCGCCGTTGACAGTTGTACCAACTTCAACAACCAATCCACAACGTCCTCGCACTGTGGCTGCTGGCTATGACAGGAATGAAAAGAAAATTACAGTTGTATTCCGTGATGGAACTTTCTACAACTATTACGAAGTAGATGCTTCTGAGTGGCAAGCATTTAAGGCCCGTGTTTCAAAGGGCCGTTATATTTATCAATACTTAGACTTCAAACCTCGTGGACCTGCTAATATCTCAGGTATATCACAAACTGCTAGGAAAGCCTTTTATCGCTTTAGTCGTGGTGCTCAGATACACTACGGCGGAGTACAGAAAACAGGAAAGCCAGCCAAACCAAAGAAACCATAGGATGCCAAAAGTACACAACATCGGACCAGACAGATTTGTACAAGTTACTAATTTTCCATTTAAATGGGGTTATAAATTATTTGTGCGTGGTTGGACTCAGGAAATTGAAGAACCATTTAGAACTGCTACTCCACTTATAGTACGATTGCCTAGATACAAAGCATTAGTCTTTGGTAAGTGGAATGGTCGCAAGACAGAGGAAGAAGCACTTAGCAGTGCATTAGGGAAGCGGGAAGTGACATACGATGATTTTACGGAAGAAGCAGGTTGGACACCAGCCCCAGAGTCGGATCGAGAAGCGGGTGGCAACAATCCCTACTCCAGATTTGATCTCATGGATGGAGCAGTCGATGTACACGATTGGACGACATATTACAGTTTGGCAAAGACAACAGAGTGAAGCGGATCTTGAAGAGATCCTTATGGGCGCTGAAGCCTTTTACGCAATTGCCAAAGAATTAAAGAGACGCTCTAACACTAAGTTATAAGGACACTATGGAATTTGATGATGAGAAATTCGAGGAGATTAATCCCGAGTTTTATCAGAACGAAGAAAAACCAACAGACGAACCTGTTGACGAACCATTAGATGAACTTTCTCAGCAATTTGTTGATAAGTTAATAGACAAAATTATGGACTTCTTAAAAGTCCTTGTTGGTCATGATTTACACCCTTATCAAAAGCCATTAGCCCGTCGTATCATTGAATCAGTAATTATTAATGATGGTGAAGAAATTACAGCCCTTGCTTCACGTCAGTCAGGAAAGTCTGAAACTGTTGCAGATACAGTAGCCACACTGATGGTTCTTCTTCCACGTCTTGCAAAGTTGTACCCTGACTTATTAGGTAAATTTAAAGATGGTTTATGGGTTGGATTATTTGCTCCTACTGAGTCTCAGGCCGAAACATTATTTGGTCGTGCTGTAACTCGCTTAACTTCCGAGAGGGCTCTTGACATCATGGGAGATCCTGAAATCGATGATGCTACGGCTCGTGTTGGCGGTGTAACTCGCCAGATTAAATTAAAGAAATCTGGTTCAACAATAACCATGATGACCGCTAACCCTCGTGCAAAAATTGAATCTAAGTCTTTCCATTTAATTGTTATTGATGAATGTCAAGAGGCTGACGACTTTGTTGTGTCTAAATCTATTTCTCCTATGTTGGCTTACTACGCTGGAACAATGGTAAAAACTGGAACGCCAACAACAAGTAAAAACAACTTTTATCGTTCAATTCAATTAAACCGTAGACGTCAAACTACTAGAGGTAATCGTCAAAATCATTTCCAATGGGACTGGAAAGATGTTGCAAAATTCAATACAAATTATGAAAAATTCATTCGTAAAGAAATGTTACGTATTGGTGAAGAGTCTGATGAGTTCCAAATGTCTTACAACTGTAAGTGGTTATTAGAAAGGGGTATGTTTGTTACTTCTTCGATTATGGATGACTTGGGTGACACTTCTCAAGAACTTGTTAAGGTATGGCACAAAACCCCAGTTGTTGTCGGCATTGACCCTGCTCGTAAAACTGACAGTACAGTTGTTACTGTTGTTTGGGTTGATTGGGATCGTCCTGACGAGTTTGGTTATTTTGATCATCGGATTTTAAACTGGTTAGAGATGCAAGGGGATGACTGGGAAGAACAGTATTATCAAATTGTTAACTTCTTAAGTAACTACGATGTTCTTGCTGTTGGTGTTGACGCTAACGGTGTTGGAGATGCTGTAGCCCAACGCTTAAAGTTATTATTACCAAGAGCAGAGGTTATGTCATTAACATCTAGCCCTTCTGAACAATCTAAACGATGGAAACATTTACAAGCCTTAATTCAAAGAAAAATGATTGCTTGGCCTGCCCATGCAAAAACTAGACGCCTAAGAACATGGAAACGGTTCTATCAACAAATGGTGGATGCAGAAGTTCAATATAAAGGCCCAAATTTCCTTGTAGCGGCTCCTGATGAAAACTATGCCCACGATGACTTTGTAGATTCTTTATCTATAGCCTGTTCTTTAACCCAAGACTTAGTAATGCCAGAAGTTGTTGCATCTAGTAATCCTTTTTTCTAATTAGCCACACAACAAGGCAAAAAGGGTGGAAACTATTACCTGGAAAGGCCTTCCAAATTAATCCTTAAGGAGTAAGTATGACAATCTCACCAGCACCTCGTTTCCCAGAGCGTGCCCCACAAGTATACGAACGCAAAGGCGCAGACAACGCAACACGTCGTGGTCCTCTACGTTTTGAAGAAGGTATCGCAACTGATACTGATGTTCCAAATGATTTTCAAAAAGGTATGGCACAAGGTTCTGCTGCTGCAGCAGGACGTCCAAACCGTAATGCTCCAGTATGGCAAAAGCCTGCTGCAGAAACATTATCAGAACGTGCTCACGTAGGTTCTGCATCATGGGTAGAAGCACCAACTTACCTTGGTGAGTTTGCACATGGAACAATGAACGACTACTCAGCAGCACAAATTGAGACAGTTGCTCGTTCAGGTGGACGTACACAACGTACATCCCCAACAGTCGTAAACGACTAAGTTATTAACACCTAACTCCGTCCATGCTATAGGGTATGGGCGGAGATTGGTCATCTACGGAGGAGACGTAAATGCGTAAGCCTGCTAACCCGAAGTTGTATGCAATGATTGTTGCACAAGCACGGGCAAAGTATTCAAATTATCCAAACCCTGGTGCATCTGCATGGGTACATAAAAAATATGTACAAAGTGGTGGACAATTTATTGAAACAACTGAGGCTACACGTCGTGCAGGTATGGCAAAGAAAAAACAAGATAAAGAAAAAGCAAAACATCTTGAAGAGAAAAAAGAAGTAAAGAAGTCGAAAGATAAAGGCAAGAAGTAATGTCATTTTTGGACTTTAGTCCGCCGTCATATAGAGCGGCATCATCTGACTTAACCATCTCTATTTCCCCATTGGGATTAGTAGAACTTGCTGATGAAGAATTTGAAGTCCACGGTCCTCGCCTAAACCGTTACTCATTAAACTGGGCAATGTATCTTGGTCATCACTGGGGGTACCGCCGTGAACAAGGCGAAATGCAAATCGCTGTTAACTATTATCGTGCATTTAATGATTATCTTTCTCGTTTTACTTTTGGCCGTGGTGTTCATTTTCGTTCACCGAAAGCAACTGAGGCCATTGTTCCTGACCGTTTGGAACGTGTTTGGGAAGTAGACAATGACAAAATGCGTGTCCTACTTGAAATGGGACAACAAGGCGGAATTACTGGAGATTGTTTTGTAAAGGTTGCATACGAAGAGCCTTGGACAGACTCTGCTGGTTTATTACACCCAGGTCGTGTCCGCATTCTTCCAATGAACTCATCGTTTTGTTTCCCTGAGTTTCACCCACATGATCGCACACGTTTATTACGTTTTAAACAAAAGTATCGTTTCTGGGGAACATCTCTAGAAGGTACTCGACAAGTATTTACTTACACTGAAATTCTTACTGATGACACTATTGAAGAATATGTAAACGATGAACTAATCGATTCACGTCCAAATCCACTTGGCGTAATCCCAGTAGTTCACATTCCTAATGTTCCTGTTTCAGGATCGCCGTGGGGTCTCTCTGACGCACACGACATCATCACTATCAACCGTGCATATAACGAAATTAGCACTGATGTTGCAGACATCATTAACTACCACGCATCACCAGTAACGGTGATCGTGGGTGCTAAAGCCTCTAACTTAGAAAAGGGCGCAAAGAAGGTTTGGGGCGGTCTTCCAAAAGACGCCCAAGTCTTTAACCTAGAAGGTGGTGCTCAAGGTATTGACGGAGCCTTGAAGTATCTAGAACTTCTAAAACGTTCAATGCACGAAATCATGAACATTCCAGAAACTGCGCTTGGACAAGTTCAGCCAATTTCAAACACTTCTGGTGTAGCACTTTCTATTCAGTATCAACCATTAATGAATCGTTATTCACAAAAGGTTGCACAGTATGGAAAAGGCTTAGAGAAGATTAATGAATTAGTAATGAAAACTCTTGCAATCAAAGAGCCTGAGACATTTACGTATAACCCAGATCAAGATGGACCAATCAAAGAGGGTCAATATCCACAACTTGATCCTAATGATCCAATTACTTACATTAACTACGCACAGTTCCCACAACCTCTCCCACTTGATAAATTGATCGTGCTCAACGAGATCCAGACCAAGTTGGGAATGGGATTGGAGTCAAAAGAAGGCGCATTGCGTCAACTTGGCGAAGAGTTCCCAGAAGAGAAGTTGCAAGAAATTCGTCAAGAACTTATGGCTGATGCTGAGGCTGATGGCGCTTTACAACTTGTTAAGATTCAAATACAAAAGCAGATTATGGATATGACAGGCATGATGCCTGGCCCTGATGGAAATAGCGCTATACCAATGCAACCAATGCAATTGGGAGATGGCGATGTTATGGGTGATGGAATGATGGGTCCTCAAGATCAGAACAACCCAGAAAATCAAGCCAGCCAAGAGACTAAAGGTATTGAGGTAGAGGCTGAAGCAGAGATTCGCAACAAACTTGTCACTGATGCCTATGGAACAAAAATTCCACAAAGGAGAACAGTAGACAAGGATTAATTAGATTTCTGATATAAAATTCAGAATATAGCGAGACATGCACATTTAAATGTAATGGAATTGTCTCGTAATAACCCAATGTGATACGCCGAAAGGCATTCGGACAACGACCCAAGAAAGTAAGTGAATACTATGGAAAATGTAGTAGAGAACACAGAAGTAACAGCATCTGATGTTGTTGCTCCAATCGCAAGTGAAGAGGTAACAGTGCCTGGTTTTACTGCAGACGACCTTGCAAAGGCTCGTGAGCAAGAAAAGGCAAAGTTATATCCACAACTTGAAAAGATGAAAGAAGAACTTGCACTACAAAAGAAATTAGCAGAAGATCTTCTTGCTAAACAAGAAGAGCGTGAACAACGTCGTGCTGCTAAAGAAGCAGAAAAAGCAGCAAAGCAAAAGGCAAGGGAAGAAGAAGAACTTCCTTTGAAAGAACTCCTCGCAAAGAAGGAGCAAGAATTTCAGGCTCAACTTGAGCAGGAACGTCTTGAAAGAGAACGTGCTTTTGCTCTGTTGGAACAAGAACGCAAGTTCCAAGAAGTTATGACTTACCGTCAACAAAGAGTTGAGCAAGAGCGGGACAATATTGTTCCTGAATTGATTGACTTAATTGATGGCAACAATGCAGATGAAGTAGAGCAGAGCATCGCAATGTTGAAAGAAAAATCTGCTCGAATTTTGTCATCTGCTCAACAAGCAATGCAAAGCGCAAGACAACAAATGGCAGGAACTAGAATTACTAATCCTGCCGCAGGACCCCTCGATAATGACTCGGAACAAAAATCGTACTCTCCTGATTCGATCAGGGATATGTCATTGGCGGACTATGCGAAACAAAGAGCCAAACTACTTGGCACTGCTGCAAGCAATCGTGGTCAGGGACTGTTCGGTTAATCCCAAACAACTACTAGGAAAGGACTTGACCTAAATGGCAAGTGCAATTACAGGTACAGGGCAACTCGCTACTGCGCCAACCGCTTACTCAGGCGCTAATAGCAGCCTGAACCAAGCAATTCAAACAATCTGGAGCAAGGAAATCTTGTTCCAAGCAATGCCAATTCTACGTTTCGAACAATTCGCAGTTAAGAAGACTGAACTAGGTGTAGCACCTGGTCTTCGTGTGAACTTCCTTCGTTACAAGAACTTTGGTATCGATCCAACACCTCTAACTGAAGGTGTTCGTATGACAACTAACGCTCTTACAGCAGAGCAAATTGCGATCACAGTTGCAGAGCACGGCTACGCAGTAGCAGTATCTGAACTTCTATTGAACGCATCTTTCGATGACGTAATGGCATCAGCCTCACGTCTGCTAGGTCGCCACATGGCACAGTACCTAGATGTACAAGCACGTAACACCTTGTCTGCTGCTACATCAGCCGTATTCGGCTATGACCGCACAGGCCTACAAGGTATCAACGACTGGTACAACGAAGGTGAAAAGGCAACTGCATTCGCTGACCTAGATGGTAACTACAAGTTATCAACTGGTGCAGTTAAGGATGCTGCTCTTACTCTTGCTGGTAAGAACATCCCTCGTTTAGGTGAGACTTACGTAATGTTCGTTCACCCATCACAGTCTCGTGATATCCGTTCAAACCCAGAGTTCATTGAAGTAACGAAGTACGCCGCTCCTGGTAACTTCATGCTTGGTGAAATCGGTCGTTTGTACGACGTAGTATTCATTGAGACAACTCAGGTTAAGAAGTTAGCGCAAAACGCTTCTTACACAACTTCATCTGATGTTGCAGTTCCAGCAAACCAATACTCTGCTCCTGTTAAGGCTAACACAGCCCCAGGACAAGGTGGTAACCCAGAGTCTGCAGATTACACAGCAGAAAAAGGTTATCTAACCTCAGCAACAGGTAATGGTGCTTCAGTTTATGAAGCAATCATGATTGGTGACAACGCATTTGGTCACGCAATCTCACTTCCAGTTGAACTTCGTGATGGTGGTGTTCTTGACTTCGGTCGTGAGCATGCTCTTGCTTGGTACGCAATCTGGGGTCTTGGCGTAATCACAGATCAAGCGATCTGCAAGGTTTACACCAACTAATTTGCTTTACCCCGATGTCTGGGAGCCATACTCCTTCTTTGGCTCCCAGCCATCACCAACTAACTTAGGAGAATAAACAACGTGGCAAATACACAAACAAGTCCGCTAGACGCAACAGGTCGTGCAGCGGAACAAGCAGCAAAGAAGAATGCAGCAGAACTAAAGAAGCGCCAAGAAGAAATTTCTATCGCTACTAAAATTGAGGCTGAAAGTTTAGAGAAAGACGTCTTTGATCCTAAAAGACCAGACGCTCCTCTTGTTCTAGATGAAATTGAAAATGTCGGAGTATCAACTGCTGGTGACATGGTAGTTATTCGTACAATCACTGACATTGAAGAAATGACTTATGGAGTTGGAAATACTTACACCTTTAAAGCAGGAGTTAAGTATCGTGTTCCATCAAAACTCGCAAGTTATCTAGAAGAACTTGGATATATTTGGCGGCCAAACTAAAAAGCCGTCGCAAGTAGTCCGACCCTCAACTGGTTCCCGCCCTCCTCCCAGTTGGGGGTTGGACCTTTTTATTTTTAAGTAATGCGAGATGATATGACCGAGTTTTTACGGAGGTTACGTGGCTACGATTTCAAGCCTTGCAGATCGACTAAGGTCTGAAATTGGTGATATTGGTAAATCTTTTGTTTACCAATTTACAGCCGATGGCGTAACCAATCGTTATCTAGTTCCTTACTCTCCACTTGATGGATTGAATCTTATTGTTACCGCTAATGGAACAGATGTTTCCTCTACTGTTGAGGTAGAAGAAGCAACAGGTTACATAGTTTTTGATGATGTTTTAGAGGCTGATACTTCAGTTGTCGTTGCTGGAAATTACTTCCGTTATTTTACTAACGATGAAACATGCCAATACATAAGCACTGCTTTTGCTCAACACTCTGCATACCACACTGATGCTTATGGTCGAACAGTAAGCCTTATGAATCTTCCAACTTTAGAAGAGTACCCAGTAGTAATTTATGCATCAACATTAGCCCTTTATACCTTGGCTACAGATGCTTCTTTTGATATTGATATCACAGCGCCAGATGGAGTGATGATTCCTCGTTCTGAGCGTTATCGCCAGTTAATGCAGATGATTGAAGTCCGTAAACAACAGTACAAAGAGTTGTGTTCACAACTTGGTATTGGTCTTTACAAGATTGATGTATTTAGTTTGCGCCGTATTTCAAAAACTACAAACTTTTATGTACCAATTTATCAACCACAAGAGGTTGATGATCAATCAGTACCTGTACGTGTACATCTTCCAATTCCTACCTATGGAAATGTTGAACTACCTGTAACTACAGTAGTTCAAGATCTGTATGTATACGAAGGTGACGCTTATGAATTTTCTATCCAATTAGATATTGAAGTAGATAACTTAACTCCATTGGCACAGATTCGTGGAGTTCCAGGATCTGCAAGTGTTATTACAGAATTTACAGTTACAAAACCAGATCTTGCAGAAGATGGAGATAATCTTCGTACATTAAATCTTGCTCTTACAGGAGCACAAACTTTGTTACTTCCTGGAACTTCATATTACGATGTACAATTAACAAATGAAGATGGTGTAACTCACACCTATGTTTCTGGAAAAATCTTTAAGACAGCGCAGGTTAGTTCATGAGTCCACAATATAAACGCCCAGGAACACCACCTGTTACTGGTGTAAATGATGTTGTATTAATTACAACTCCTCAAGGAACATTTCACGCTGCTTCTTGTGGTTGCAATTCTTGTACTGGAGGCGGCGGTGCAACTACTGGTGCACAAGGTACTCAGGGCGTTCGTGGTTCTCAAGGAACGCAGGGTGTACAGGGAACAACGGGTATAGGAACCCAAGGTGTACAAGGTTCAACTGGATCAGGAACGCAGGGTGTACAAGGTTCTACAGGTGCTGGTACTCAAGGTTTACAAGGTGTACAGGGTATTCAAGGAAATACTGGTTCTGGTACCCAAGGTGTACAAGGAACTAAAGGTGACGCAGGAAGTATTGAAAACCTTGTATCTAGAGTTTCATATGAACACACTCAGGGAGCAGCAAGTAACTCTTGGATAATTAATCATAATTTAGGATTTAAGCCCAACGTTACAGTTGTAGACTCTGCTGGTAACATTGTAGAAGGTGAAATTACGTACACTAATTTGAACTCACTTACGGTCTCATTCCAATCGTCGTTTAGTGGATACGCTTACTTATCTTAAGGAGATAAAGCAACATGGCCCGTAAGTTTTTAACCCCAATTGATTTAGGCAAATTAGAATTACAAAATGCCCGTGTTCAAAATCTCGCAACGATAAATAGACCAGCCAACCCAGTCGAAGGTCAGATTTACTATGACACTGACGATAAGGTTGTAAAGACATGGAACGGTTCTGAGTGGATCAACGCAAGCCAAGGTACTCAAGGAACTCAAGGTGTGCAAGGAACTCAAGGTACACAAGGTACTCAAGGAACACAAGGTGTAGAAGGTCAGCAAGGTACACAGGGAACTCAAGGTACTGATGGTACTCAAGGTACAGACGGTACCCAAGGTACACAGGGAACCGATGGTACACAGGGAACTCAAGGTACTGATGGCACGCAAGGTACTCAAGGAACCGATGGTACACAAGGTACCCAAGGTACTGATGGAACACAAGGTACCCAAGGTACAGATGGTACTCAAGGAACTCAAGGAACTGACGGTACACAAGGTACACAAGGTACTGATGGTACCCAAGGTACTGACGGTACTCAAGGAACCGATGGTACACAAGGTACCCAAGGTATTGATGGTACCCAAGGTGTGCAAGGTACTCAGGGTACAGATGGTACTCAAGGTGCCACAGGTACATTTGGTGGAGAAACTTTTGAGTACAACTACCTAACAAACACTTCAGATACAGACCCAACTGCGGGTAACTTTAAATTTGACTCTACAAACTTCTCATCTGTAACTGAACTTTACATCGACAACATCGATGCAAACGCAACAGACATTACTTCTTTCTTACAAACAATTGATGATTCAACCTCACAGATTAAGGGTACGTTTAAGGTAACAGATGTTACTAACCCTCTTAACTATGCATTCTTCCAAATCGTTGGACTACATAATGAAAACGGTGGAAATTACTTTACAGTTCCAGTTGCGTTTGTTTCAGGATCTCTATCACTTAACAACAATGACAATGCATATCTAACATTTGCACGAGTTGGTGACAAAGGTGATACTGGTGCTCAAGGTACGCAAGGTACTGACGGTACACAGGGTACTCAAGGAACCCAAGGTACTCAAGGCGTACAAGGTGTTCAAGGCGTACAAGGTACCCAAGGCACACAGGGTACTGACGGTACACAAGGAGCCCAAGGTACAGATGGTACTCAAGGAACTGAAGGTCAACAAGGTACTCAAGGAACCGATGGAACTCAGGGTGTACAAGGTACTCAAGGTGTAGAGGGTCAACAAGGAACTCAAGGCACACAAGGTACACAAGGAACACAGGGTACCGATGGTACACAAGGTGTACAAGGAACTGAAGGTCAACAAGGTGTACAAGGTACAGAAGGTCAACAAGGCGTTCAAGGTACAGAAGGTGCTCAAGGTACAGAAGGTCATTCAGACCGTTACCGCACAACTTCTTACACTGATTATGTACTAGGTTCTAATTCAAATCAGACTTTTGTCCTTAACGACGCAGACCTTAGTTACTCAGTTGGTCAAGATGTTGTTATTGCTGCTGACTCTGAAAACCTTATCCACGCTAGAGTAGTTTCTTACACTGCAATAACAAATGAACTTAATGTTGACATTAAAGATTACGTTGGTATTGGAGATTACGACTCTTGGTCAGTAAACCTTGATGGTGCAACTGGTGTTCAAGGTACGACAGGTTCACAAGGAACTCAAGGTACCGATGGAGCCCAAGGCACGCAGGGTACTGACGGTACTCAAGGTGTACAGGGAACCCAAGGAACTCAAGGTACTCAAGGAACTGATGGAACCCAAGGTGTACAAGGAACTGAAGGTCAACAAGGTGTACAAGGTACACAGGGCGTTGACGGACAACAGGGTACACAGGGTACAGACGGTACTCAGGGAACAGACGGAACTCAGGGTACTCAGGGTACTGATGGAACTCAGGGTACTCAAGGTACAGCGGCCCTTTGGAACTTTACTGGTGCCTATAATCCAGGACTACCATATGCAATTGGCGATGTAGCAACTTACGAAGGACAAACTTGGTACCGCATTGATGCTCATGGTGGCAATGTTGGAGATACTCCTTCAGAAGGAGCGTTCTGGACATTACTTTCTGCACAAGGTGTTCAAGGAACACAGGGCACTGATGGCACACAAGGCACACAGGGCACACAAGGTACTGATGGAACCCAGGGAACTCAAGGTACAGACGGTACCCAAGGTACTCAAGGTACTGATGGAGCCCAAGGTACTCAAGGTACAGATGGCGCCCAAGGTACTGAGGGACACTCTGACCGCTACCGCACAACTGCATCAGATTCTTTCACACTTCAAGTAGATACAAACGTTACATTCACAGTTGAAACAGGCCTAAGTTATTCAGTAGGTCAAGACATTGTAATTGCTTACGATGCCTACAACTTGATGCATGCAACTGTAACTGGCTACAACGGCGGTAACGGTAACTTAACATTTGATATCAAGGATTACATTGGTTCAGGAACCTATGCTTCTTGGACAGTAAACCTTGACGGTGCTACAGGTGTACAGGGAACCACTGGTACACAAGGTACACAAGGTACAGATGGTATCCAAGGTATTGATGGTCTACAAGGTGCTCAAGGTACTTCTGGTCAACTTGGAACATATGCAGATACCATTACTGGAGATTCAACAGACAATGGTGCAACTGGAACTACGCAGTTTACAGTTATACACAACCTTGGAACTACAGATATCCTAGTTACAGTATGGGATACAACTACAAAGGCCGAAGTTGTAACAGATGTTGTTTATGTAACAAATAACACAGTTACAATTGGATTTGCAGTGGCTCCAGTTACAACTCAGGCTTACAGGGTAGTAGTAAAGGCATAAATTAGTGAGTAAAAGAGCCCTAGTACCACTTAACGTACTGGCTGTAGGTTCAGAGCCTACTGGTCGTTATGTTGGTGATCTCTATTACAATACTGATACACGAAATGTGTACGTATTTGATGGAATACAGTGGCTTGAAATTCTTTCTAGTCCTTCTGCAAACATACTTGAAGGCGGAGATGAAGCAGGGGGATCTGATACCGTCAAAGGTATTGTAGAAGGCGGAGATGAAGCAGGTGGTAGTGATACCTATACACTTTCCTATGATGGTGGAGGAGTAATGTAATGTCAGTAACAATTAAATTACGTCGTGGTACTGCGGCTCAATGGACCTCTAATAATCCGACCCTTGCTGCTGGTGAAATGGGTGTTGAGACTGACACTGGTAAATTTAAAGTTGGTAATGGAGTTTCTGACTGGGCTGGTTTAGCCTACGGTGGACTTCAAGGTATTCAAGGAACACAAGGCACACAAGGTGTGCAAGGCACACAAGGTGTACAAGGCGTACAAGGCGTACAAGGTATTCAGGGTGTACAAGGCACACAAGGCGTTCAAGGCACCCAAGGTACACAGGGAACACAAGGTACACAGGGAACCCAAGGTGTACAAAGTCTTTCAATTCAAGGAACTCAAGGTACACAGGGAACCCAAGGTACACAGGGAACTCAAGGTACTCAGGGAACTACTGGTTCACAAGGTGTTCAAGGTATTCAAGGAACTCAGGGTGTACAAGGCACTCTTGGTGCACAGGGTGCACAAGGTACTCAGGGTGTGCAAGGAACTTTGGGTGCACAAGGAACTCAAGGAACTCAGGGTACACAGGGAACTCAAGGTGTTCAAGGCGTTCAAGGTACACAAGGTGTACAGGGCCCAGCAAATATAAATAACGCTCACCTCTCAGTTGCTTTAGCAACTGCAGCGGTTCTTCCTAACTCACCTACATACACACCTGGTTCCACAGATGCTGCTGGAGGAACAGGTATTGGTGCAACTTTGGTTGCTACTACCAATGGACAACTTGTTGTTGACGGAGTTAACGCTACTAACAATCAACGTATTCTTGTAAAAAACCAAGCAACAACAACTCAAAATGGTATTTATGTAGTTACTGCACAAGGTGCTGCTGGTTCTAAATGGACCTTAACTCGTGCATCTGATTATGATGACAGTAGCATTGGTGAAGTTAGTTACGGTGACTTTGTACTTGTAGTTTCTGGCAATACACAAGCAGGACAGTCATGGATTCAATATGGTTCTGGTTCTATTAGTGGTGGATTTATCAAAATTGATACCGACCCAATTCTTTGGACACAAACAACTGGTACTGGTACTCAGGGTACAACTGGTGCTACTGGCGCTGGCGGCGTTATTGCTAACTACGGTTCTTTCTACTCAACTGTAGACCAATCAGCAACAACTGGCGGAGAAGCAGTTAAGTTTGATTCAACAAATATTGCCAATGGTGTCACCTTAGTTACAAATGGCACAAACCTTACTCGTGTGACAGTGCCAGTAACAGGAACTTACCTTATTGACTTTGCTGGACAACTTGCAGTAACAGGCCCAGGAAACAAGCAAGCAAACTTTTGGCTTGTTAAAAATGGAACAACTGCAGTCTCTACTGCATTTGACTCTGTTGTAACAAATACCAGCCCAATAATCGCTGCGTGGACATGGCAAGTAAATGCAACTGCTAATGACTACTATGAAGTATATTGGAACGGCGATTCAACTAACCTCTTCCTTAATGCGGTAACCGCATCCTCTCCTGTACCAGCAGCATCTGGTGCTGTTATCCGTGTTGCTCAACTTAACTATCAAGGTATTCAAGGTACACAGGGAACTCAAGGCACACAAGGAACCCAGGGAACTCAAGGCACGCAAGGAACCCAAGGAACTTTAGGAAACACTGGTGCACAGGGAACTCAGGGAACTCTAGGTGCTCAAGGTGCACTTGGTGCTCAAGGAGTACAGGGAACACAAGGCACACAAGGAGTACAAGGCACATTAGGTTCAACTGGTGCACAGGGAACTACTGGTGCTCAAGGAGCAACAGGTGCACAAGGTGCAACTGGCGCACAAGGTACTCAAGGTGCAAACGGTACTCAGGGCGTACAAGGAACTCAAGGAACCCAAGGCACACAAGGTGTGCAGGGTACACAAGGCACTCTTGGCGCTCAAGGCACTCAAGGAACCCAAGGTGTCATTGGAACTGGTGTACAAGGAACTCAAGGAACCAGCGGTGCAACTGATGAAGTTGCAATAAATCAAGTTATGGGTAGATACTAAGAAATAACTTCTGTACTGCCATTATGTATTTGGCTGTATTGCGCTGCTCCTAATAAAAACTTAATTGGTTTATAAACTTGTGGTTTTAATGTGTAGGTTTCAAATATTGGTTGGTTTTCTTCTTTTTTCATTCTAAAATTAAAAATGTACCAATCTATAGGTGCTCCTGCACCTTGGTTTCTTACTTTGCGTAAAGCCTTTTCTGCTCCTTGTCTACTAACCATGTATCCAGCACAAGACCATTGTTGATAAGACTTACATACAAATAACTGTCCAATGTCATGGGTTTGGTTGTAAGCAAAAAGAGAGTCATCAGGAACAAAAAAAGAAAAGAAATCCCAGTCATATGGAAGTTCATTCACGTATTTTTCTAACACTGGAAAGAAATTTTTACTAAGGGTAATGTCATCTTCAAAAATAATTAAGTATTCTTTATCAGTCTTTAAAAAGGCTTTGTAAGCCTCATAGTTACTAGCCCAAACTCCAACCACCCCAGAACTAGGTGGAAAAGTCTCTCCTGGTTGGGCATAATCTTGAACTACATTTATTTTTACAGAATCATTTTGAGAAAGATATTGTTCTGCTTTTTCTTTAGTATTTAAGTAATAAGTTGGAGAACCAAGCCTTGGCATATCAGCCATTGTTTCTAAAATATGGGCGTAAGATTTATTTCGAAGAGTATTTCCAGTATCTGTATGAAAGACTTCATAGGTACATTTATCTAACACTTCTTAATCCATACCTGATAGCCAGTCTCAATCAGAGTGTATTCACCCTCACAGATTGACAGAATTGCATCAACACCTCGTTTAGGCTCTAAGTACGGTTTACCTCCGTAATACCACCAGTAATCATCAAATGCCATTACCCCACCTGGTTCCAGGTGCCTAAAGCCATTTAGACCATCTATAGCGGTCTGAAGAGCGGTGTGGTCTCCATCTATGTATATGAAGTTATATGTCTTTGTATTATTTGAGAAGAATTGATCACTGGTCATCTTGTGCTTTATGACTCTACTGTCTCCTGCAAATCTTGAGTCGTAGTATGCCTCTACTGAAACAAAGTCCAAAGATTCATGGGCGGTTTCTTCACTGCCCTCCCAGGTATCAACATCATCTAGGAATTCAATGGTTCTGTTT